CAAACGTGCCATTATCCGCAATGGTGGTTGCAGAGCCGCTACCTGTGGTTTCAGTAAATCCAGAAACCGTTGGTGCAGTGTTCGTGATTGAGGCCAGCAAAAAGAAACCAGAAGTTTGCTTTACATAAAGCTTATTGTTAGCAGTTTCGTAATGAAGTGACCCTTCACTTGCAGAAGCAGCGTCAGTAAGCATGGCTGCTTGATTAGTGTGAACAGTCACTCCACTACCACTACCACCACTTCCACCCGCAGAAGTAGAATACTCAACTACCTCAACAATATCTCCGACTAAACAAGCAGATATAGTTATCTGTGTGTCAGTAGCAGTGACATCACTATCAGGCAGCTTTACTCCGTTGAGAAAGACAGAAATATTGTCAGCTTCCCAAGTCCCAGTAAACACCGTTTGACCCGCCGTAGCGGTAAACTTAGTCGTATCTATTGGATCAATAGATTGGATGTCTTCCGCAGTTGCTCCGATAAATACAATAGCAGAGCCGCTAAGATTAATAGCATTATTTGAGTTGCTGCTTTCGCTTACAGTGCGTGTAAGAGTAGTGCCAGAGCTTGTATAGGTGCCGGCGCCTATTTCAAAATTATTACCATCTTCCAGAACGTACCGGCAAACGTCCCCATTTGCCACGCCAGCATCTGCGAAGGTTTGATATCCAGCCTCCGCAGAGCCAAGCGTAATTGTGCCAGTGCCAGTTGTACTGGTGGACATTTTGGCCCTATTTTTAAGAATAGGCATAACTATTCCTTTTAGGTTAGCTGAATAACACCGTTTGACGCACTAAAGTCGATGGTAAACGTATCGCCATCATTAAGCGTTAAGCTTGAACCATAGTCATAATAACCAACAAGAGGGTCATTTGTTACAGTGTCATTATAAATGTAAATGTAACGAAACGCAGCAACACTACCGCCTGACGCAGTAAGCGTTAGATCCGCAAGAACAAGCTTATAAACACCACCTGATTGGCTAGATGAAGTTCTTGTAAGGCTTCTTGAAGACAAGTTGCTGTAACTAATCTGAGTTACATTGCCTAGAACACCATTGCCATCAGCAGTTGGGTTAGAACTTTCAGAAGTAGGCGCTGTATTTGAGAGAGCAATTGCAAGAGAATCACTTCCCAAGTTCATAGCCTCAACCGCGTAGTCAACGAAGTCGTTTATTTTAACGAAGGATGCCATGATATATCTCCTATGCTATCCTATGGGAGCAGATGTAGCATCCGCTATTAAAGTTATTCTTCCCAACATCACGATGGATCGGGAATGCGAATATCTGAGGAGGCTAACGAAAATTTGTCTCCAGATATTACGGGTTGGGAAGTAGAAAACGCACCCGTCGCAAGCAAACGGCTGTTGCCGGTGTCACTTATGGCGTAATGCGTAGCTGTGCCAGTAGCAGTGACAGACGCGCCGCTTATTGCAGACATCGTAACCTTACGCCCGTTTGGCGAGGCATCGGCTGGCGCTGAAATAGTTATACTGGTTTTATTTCCAAGTGTTAAAACGCTGGTAGCATCAGAATATGTCGATGGCTCGCTTGAACAGATGTCCACACGATTTGCCTCTCCTTGCAGAACCGCTAAGCCGTTATCCAGCACACGATCACTTAGGGTCGCCATCAGTAACTCCTAGCTTTCATCTTTAGTCCAACGCCGCCATATTTTGCGCTTTCACTGTCTGAATTTATACCACTAATAGCATTATTGAGCAATGACGCCCAAACCTGCATCCGGCTATCGTCTGCGAGGTATGGCGCGCTGTGAACCAATGCGCCATATAGATACGCATCTGGGTAATAAGTCAAAAGCCAATTAGTGGCGTTGCTGTCACTTAACGCGGTTGGCCTAGCATAGTAAACCATCTCAAGTGTTAGCGTGTCAGAGTTTGGGTTTGGATACACCTCTATCGAGCCGTCGGTGATCGCGTAGAAGCGCGGCGTGCCGCTGGTGTTTTGGCCAAGCTGGCGCTGCTCCATCATCTGCGACTGGCTGATCGGCTCCAAGCGGCTGGTATTGCCGCTCAACATGCTAAGCCTAATCGGCTCCAAAAAATCTGCGGGCGGAGACGTGTACTGGTTATCAATGACAGCGGTCGAGCGCTTTTCCATGCGCCAGTGCCGGATCTTGCGGTTGAAGTCAGCCTCGGCCAGCGAAATAAATGTCGGAATGGCGCTCGTCAAATCGGTGCGGTTTAAGAAGTCCGCCACGCTTGTTTTAAGCTCCGCATATGTTGTCAGTGCCATCTGCTATCCTTAAAGCGTTCCGGCTCTTGTCCGAAAAACGCGGTTATCTCTGTCGTTCAGCCATTTCTTCAGACGCTTAGGGTCATCCGCAATGCCTTGGCTCTTGAGCTGATAATACACTGAAAGCGGGATCGACGCCACCTTCGGCATGTCTCCAAACTTGCCGTCAACGTTATTATAAGCTCGCTTGTTGCTTTCGGCGATATGCTGGGTGTCTTGCACGGTTTCCACCACATATTCGCCCTTGCCGGTGACGTGCCAGTATTTGGTGATACCCGTGTCTACGTCGCGGCTGAATAATCTTTTCATGCTGCCTCCTGTGATAGTGGGGCGACGCCTAAACGCCGCCCCGCTAATCTTATGTTACGTTCAGATCGAACACGCCGCCATGCGCCGCTTCGTTTGACACTTTCAAACCAAACTCTGCAAGCATCATGGCTTTGTCAGCGTCACCAGTTTTGGCGAGATCCACTGAGTTGATCGGACGCAGATAGCATACTGATGCATATTCTGGGTCGAGCAACCACGCGTCACGCTCACGCTGGAAGCGGTTTGGCACAACCTGAAGTGTACCAAAATCTGACATATACACGTCAGCAGCACCGATAATTGTAGTCGGGCTGTCGCTTGGAGCCATGTAACGCTGAGCAGCAATACCGGCAAAGCCTGACACAACAGTTTTGTTGTGCGGGCCAACCATCAGGATTGATGGGTTGCCGCCAGACGTAAACGCTTTCTGCATCACGTCCTTGACCATTGCTTCAGTCAAATCGCGTTGCGTGCCGTCGTTACGAGCGTCTGAGCCGTCGTTGGCAGTTGGGTCTGTACCGTCACCAGCTTTGTTGGTGTTGGTCGCAATCCACGCACCCAAGCCAGCAGTCTCGCGGGCTGTAGATGTGTTGCCTGCCACGCGGGCATTATTGTCCGTTAAAACTGCCTCGATATCACGCTTTAACTCGCGTCCGCGCTTGGCCATCTGGTATGCTTTTTCGTCATTTCTTCCGGCCAAATCTTGTGCATTCAAGTTGTCTGCAACAATCAATGTACGACGTGAAATGTGCGTATAGTTACCAATACGAACCGTTGCGGCTGTGCTGTCAAATGACGTTACGTCGTCGCCATCAATTACCGCTGTTTTACTAACAGCCGCAAGCGAATCAGTTTGCCACTCGAAAAACGTGTTTGAAACGCTTTCTGAGCCAACATTGCTCTGAAACGGTACTTCGTCAGGCGAGATGTTTGCGATTACATTCGCAAGATCCTCGCGGATACCTTTGGCGTCAAATGACGTAAAGGTGTTTGCTACGATTGCCATATTTTTTCTCCATTATAGCAAGGCTTTAATTGCAGCCGCTGCGTCTTGCACGCGGCCAGACTTCTGTAGGCGCTGTTGCGCTTCTTGCGCGGCAGTCTTCGGCTTTGGCGCTGAACCGCGAGAACCTGCTTTCAGAGTTTTACTGCGCGGCTTCTTGGGCTTCACTTTCGCCTCGTTAGCACGCGTTTCGCCTCTGTCGTAAAGCATGGCTTTCCTCGCCAGTTTGACCAATGTCGCGTTTTTCAGCCCTTGAACGTCATCTTCGTTAAAACCTTCGGTAAGAAGGAAATCACGAATTTGCCCAGCTTCTGTCGATGCAACCTTCTGATCGCGCCACTCTGGGATCAGATCAGGCAGAGCGGATCGTTGCTCCTCCAGATACTGCTGTTCCATTTGCTGCATTTTCTTCTGCTGAAGATCACGCAGGCGGGCCTGCTCGGCTTGAACGGCTTGCATCTGAGCGCTCTTCTGCTCTTGCTGCTTTCGCCACTGTCGCTCCGCTTTCGCTGCCATCGTGGGGTCTGTGTCGTACAGTGTATCCCAATCCGGCTCGTCTTGCACCGATTGCTCAATCTGCTGGCTTAATGCTGGCAGTAGTTGAGCGTATTGCGCACGCTCCCGCTCGATTGCTTCGGCTTCTGCTGCATACGACTTGCGCATCTCAGCCAGCTCCTGCGTCTTGCGGGTGTAGTCTCGATGCCTTAGATGTCCGCTTTTCAGGTCTTCGACCGTAATCTCTTCGCCGTCTACTTCCACCGTGGCGGATAGTATGTCGAAGGATTGATCGCCAGAGCTGTCGGCGTCGTCCTCTTCATCAAGCTCGACTTCAGATCCTTCGACGGGTGAATTGTCGATCTCTTCGTCAGCCATTTCGACATCAGCTTGATCCTGTTCTTCAGTTTCAGCTTCAGTCTCTAGCGCATCAGTTGCCTCTGCATTATCCTCTTGGGGTGCAAACATAGCACTGATTGCATTTTGCGCGTCGGTCAGGCCAATCCCTTGCGGGGTGTTAGTATCTGACATTTTGCGTCAATCTCCTTTATTATGCGGCTATTTCTGTTTCATTTCAATAGTCGCGTTGTCCGCCATTGCACGCAGGGATTGCTGAACCAGCTCAACCCCGCGCAGTTTCATGTAGACAGCCTCTCGGTTGTCCGCATCGCCAACGCCAGTCGCTTTGAACTCGCGCCAGCAATCCTGCTCGATCTCAGCGAGAAATCGCTTCAGATCGGTATCGTCTAAAAGTCGCTGCGCCTGCTTGCCGTCATCAATGACCTGCTGCTTAGTCTTCACGCGCAGCCTCCTTGATTACGTCCGCCTGCGCCTTCAGAACCTCGCGGTTGATCGCCAGCTCGGATCTGATCTGCTCCACGTTCAACTGTCCGCCATATTTGGCCTTCATCTCTTCGGCCTTCACAAACAGATCCGCCTCCAGCTCGTCACGCTTGCGGTCGTCTTCCATCTGCATTTTTTCACGGTCAAGCTGCAACTGCGCGGCCTTCTTCTGGATGTCCGCTTGGATCTGCTGGATCTGCACTTGTATCAGCATCTCGTTCACGTCCGGCTTTTCTTGCTTCGGAGGCGGCCTAAACTCTGCGGGGTTGCTCCAGAATTGCGACGTATCCTTGAATCCGGCCAGTTCTGTCATCGCCTTCAACGTGTTGCTGAGCTTCGTAATGTCGGTCAGCGGGTTCTGTGGCCCCATAGTCTTCATCGCGTCCTTCTGCATCTCGCCGATCTGACGCAACATCATCATGCGCTCGGCGTCTGTGCCACGTCCAAGCGCGACGTTGATCGACACGTCCATGTTGCTATTCCACACACGCGGGTCAATCGGCACAAACTCATTGCGCAGGCGAACCATGCGAGGCGCGTCCTGATGCGTCGTGATCAGGTGCAGCACGATCTTGAATAAGTCTTTCATGCCGGTCTCTGCAAAGACGCGCGCGATCAGCTCGATGTGCT